TCAGGAAATGTTTTTACACAAGCAAGTACTTCAAAAAATATAAGTAGTATTTATCGTTCACCTGATATGACAATGGGCGACCCCGGTATTAGAAAAAATTTTCAAAGGGTAATTTGGAACATTAATCCAGAAGGAACTATATCATCTAGTTTTTTATTAGAGTATGATTTTAGTGATGATGCTGTTCCACAACCTGACCCTTACACATTAAGTAGAACAGGTAACATAGCAGAGTACGGACTAACAGAATCTACATATGGAACAGCAGTATATGGTTCTAGTGGTTCTAATTTAATAAGACAATCAGTTGAAGGTAGTGGTTTTACTGTTGCAGCAAAAATATTAGACGCAACTAATAATAACCCAGTAGCTTTAAAGGGATTTGAAATGGAATTTTCAGCAGGAGGAAGAAGATAATAAATGGGTGACACTTACACAAGACAAAGTTCTGCAACCATCGTTGATGGTGGAACTATTGAAGCATCTCATTTTAATGCAGAGTTTGACCAATTATTAGCGGCCTTTGCTGCTAGTTCAGGACATACCCACGATGGAACTGCAGGTGAGGGTGGACCAATCACTAAACTATTAGGGACATCAATTACCGTTGGTGATGCAACTGCAGGTACAGATATTACAGTTACCTTTGATGGTGAAACTAATGATGGTGTATTAAAATGGATGGAAGATGAAGACTACTTTGAGTTTTCAGATGATATACTAGTAGCTAGTACAGAAAAATTACAGTTTAGAGATACTGCAATATATATTAATTCTTCTGCAGATGGACAGTTAGATTTAGTAGCAGATACAGAAATACAAATAGCAGCTACCACAGTTGATATAAATGGCAATGTAGATATATCAGGAACACTAACAGTTGCAGGTGCATTAGACTTTGGTGATGCTAACATAACAAATGTTGGAAGTTTAGCCCTAGATACTATTACCAGTGATGGCAGTACAATTACTTTAGATTCTAGTGGAGATATTATTTTAGATGCTGATGGTGCAGATATTACACTTAAAGATGCAGGTACAACTTTTGGTAGTTTAACAAATTCTAGTGGTGAGTTAGTAATTAAATCAGGCTCAACACCTACTGCAGCTATTACATTAAGTGGTGCTAACACAACTATTGAAGGTAACTTAACAGTAGACGGAAACTTTGATGTTACAGGAACTTTAGATTTTAGTGACTCAGCTATTACAAACGTAGGCAGTATTCAATTAGATAGTATTTCAGGTGATGCAGATTCTAACACATCTATTACCTTTAGTGGTTCAGATGTTATTACAATGGCAACAGGTGGTACGACTGCCTTAACCATAGATGCTAGTCAAAATGTAACGATTGCAGGAGACCTAACAGTAACAGGTGATGATATTACTTTAGGCACTAACACTAGTGGTCATGTTTTAGTTGCTGATGGTACTAACTTTAATCCTGTAGCAATTTCGGGTGATGTGTCTATTGCATCTAATGGAGCAGTAACTATTGCTTCTAGTGCTGTTGAAAATTCTATGTTGGCAGGAAGTATTGCTGATACAAAATTAAATACAATTAGCACTGCGGGTAAGGTAGCCCTGTCTGCTCTAGAAATAGACGGAGGCACAGATATTGGTGCTGCGTTAGCAGATGCAGATTTAATTGTTGTTGACGATGGTGCAGGTGGTACAAATAGAAAAGCAGCAATGTCTAGAGTTGCTACATATGTTGAAAGTGGTATTTCTGGCGATATAACTATTTCAAGCGGTACTGCAGCTATTGGTGCAGGGGTTATTGTTAATGCAGATATTAATGCAAGTGCAGCTATTGCCGACAGTAAACTAGCAACAATATCAACAGCCGATAAAGTATCAGGTGCTGCAATACAAATAGATGGTGCTACAGATGGTACTGGTATTACAGTAGCAGATGGAGATAAGTTTTTAGTAGATGATGGTGGAACTACAAAATACATTAATGCCTCACAGCTAAATACCTATATAAGTGCAGAGGCATCTTCTTTAGCTGCAGATAATCTTACAACAGGTGATGCAGCAGTTACTCTAGCAACAAGTGCAGGTAATATTACCATTGATGCTCAAGGTGATGATACAGATATTATCTTAAAAGGAACTGATGGTGGTGCTGATACTACATTCTTAACCATAGATGGTAGTGCTGCAGGTGCTGCAACATTTAATAGTGATGTAATAGTAGGTGCATTATTAAAAATGCCTGATGTTACTTCTGGTAAAATTTTAGTAGCAGATGGGACATCATTTGAAGAAGTAGCAGTATCAGGAGATGTAACTATAGCTTCTAGTGGTGCAGTAACGATTGCTGCTAGTGCTGTAGAAAACTCTATGTTAGCAGGTTCTATTGCAGACAGTAAACTAAACACTATATCAACCGCAGGTAAAGTTGCTTTATCAGCATTAGAAATAGATGGTGGAACAGATATAAATGCTGACTTAACAGATTCAGATTTAATTATAGTAGATGATGGTGCAGGTGGTACAAACAGAAAAGCTGCATTATCAAGATTAACAACTTACATGACAGGCCAAGGGTTCTCTACCGAAGACCCAACAGCATTGGCAATCGCATTAGGATAGGAGGATAAATGGCAAATACATTTAAAACAGTAACAAAAGCAGGAGTTACTAGTGAAGATGTTATCTATACTGTAGCCAGTTCTACAACAACTGTAGTTCTTGGTGTAATGGTAGGTAATACAACGACTAGTCAAATTACTGCCACCGTTACCTTGAGTTCAGATACTTCGAACAGAGCAGGAGCAAATAATGAAGCTAACCAAGACGTAGAGTTAGTAACTAATGCACCTATTCCTGTAGGAGGTACACTTGAATTATTATCAGGTAATAAAATTGTTATGGAGACAACAGATGTTTTAAAACTAACTGCATCTGGTGCTGCTGACATTGCTGTATCAATTATGGAGATAACCTAGAATGGCATATCTTGGTACACCTATAGATACAACCAATCAGTTTCAATCTCTACAAGGTAAGAGGTTTAATGGTGATGGAAGCACAACTGCTTTTACATTAGACATTGCACCGAGTTCAGTATTTGACATAGAAGTCTTTGTAGAAAATGTTAGACAGGACCCAAACTCTGCGTATAGCATAAGCGGAACTACCCTTACATTTACTGGAGCACCTCCCTCTGGTACAAATAATATTTATGTAGTTCATCAAGCAAAGGCTGTAGGAACAATAGAAGTTTTAGACGGTGCAATCACAACAGCTAAACTAGGAGCGGATGCAGTTACTGAAGCAAAGATAGCTGATGATGCAGTAGAAAGTGAACACTTAAACGATAATATCATATCAGGACAAACAGCTTTAGCTGCAACTCCTGCTGATACAGATGAGTTTTTAATATCAGATGCAGGTACAATAAAACGAATAGATTACTCTTATATAAAAGCATCTAATACACCTTCATTTCAAGCAACAATGTCTGGTAATCAAACTATTAGTGCTAGTACTGAAACTAAAATTCAATTTGATACTGAAAGTTTTGATACAGATAGTGCTTATGACCATTCTACTAACTACAGATTTACAGTGCCGAGTGGAAAAGGTGGAAAATATTTTGTTAATTTAACTGCACACACATCAGTAGGAAATAATACCTTTGATGGAATAAGAGTAGGTACTTTTATTAATGGTTCATTTTCAACTATAGGTTTTTTCACAAGAAGATTTAATGATTCAAATACTAGAACTATTAGTGCCTCTGGAATATTAACTTTAAGTGCATCAGATTATGTAGAAGCATATGTTTTTATTGAAAATGGTACAACAGTATATTCAAGTGTTAGTTACGGAGTATCTAATTTTAGTATGTATAAATTAATAGGAGCATAATATGGCAACACTATACACAAAAGTAAAATTATACATAGAGGCAAACTCTGCAACTTGGGATAACACAAAAGTATCTTTACAAAACGACAGTGATGGCAAAGGTCCATATATTAAAACATGGACATACAGTTTTTCTAAACCCACAGATTCACAGATAGCATCTTATGAATCTGCAGGTAATACAGTAGAATCAAATGCAGCTATAGATACAAAAAGAGAAAAAGAATACTTATCATGGCAGGAACAATTAGATAAATTGTATCACGATATTGATGATGGTAAATTAGATAAGACAGGTTCTTGGTACACACATATCAAGGCTGTCAAGGATGCAAATAGCAAGGAGTAAACATGGCACTTAGTACAATAAATTCAAATGCAATTACAGACGGTACAATAGCGACTGGAGATATTGCAGATGATGCGGTTACTGCAGCTAAAGCTAGTGGGTTGGGTATTTCTGAAGCTGATGTTTGGAGGCTTACCACATCTTTTAGTGGTGGTTCTGCTAATATTACTTCTAATTGGGAAAGAGCAGATGATGCTAGTTCTGGTTTGTTAGGAACAGGAATGACAGAAAGTTCTGGTGCATTTAGTTTTCCAAGTACAGGAATTTGGTCTATTAGATTTACTGCAAATTATAATGTGAATAATACAGATGACAGAGCTATTAAAGCAACTATAAATATATCTTCAGACAGTGGTTCAAGTTATGACCTTGTTTCTCAATCTTACGCACATATACCAAACAGAAATGTTGGAGAAATGTATAGTTCCTCAACAGCTGGAGCATTTGTAGATGTAACAAGCACAAGTACATTTAGAGCAATTTTTGGAATTGCTTCAGTACAATCTAATACAAATTATTTAGGTTCTTCTACTTATAATCAGACTTGGGTGGAATTTATTAGATTAGGAGATACATAATGCGACCAACACATATAGAAGATTATTTAATTCAATTACACACAGGACAATGGTTTGGGTGGAGTGATAGCAAAAACAAAGTTTATACAAACTTAATCATTCACGATAGTTCAAAGACTAAACCAACTGAACAAGAATGTATTGACGGATTGGCTCAACTTCAGGCAGATTATGACCAAGCTATTACTGATAAAGAAACAAAGAGAGCATCAGCAAAATCTAAACTTGAAGCACTAGGTTTAACAACAGAAGAAATAAAGGAGGCGTTTGGTATTTAATGGCTATTATTAGAATAACAACACCGAGTATTGCTGATGATGCAGTAACAACTGATAAGTATATAGAATATCCACCTTACAGAAACCTCATCATCAATGGTGATATGTCTGTTGCACAGAGGGGTACTTCATTTACAGGTTTAACAGGTACATCATATACTTTAGATAGATGGAGATGGACAGGATATACAGACGGTTCTGTGGGTACATTTACAGTGACACAAGACACTACTGTACCAACTGGACAAGGATTTGCTAAATCATTAAAAGCTGATTGTACAACAGCACAAGCTAGTCCAACTGGCTCTAACAGTCTTGTATTAAAAACAAGATTTGAAGGTCAAAATTTACAATACTTAAAAAAAGGAACATCAAGTGCTGAAAGTTTAACTCTATCATTTTGGGTAAGAAGTAACAAAACAGGAACTTATGTTGCTGAACTAGAAGATAATGATAATACAAGACATATTGCTAAAACATATACGATTTCAGCTGCTGACACTTGGGAAAAGAAAACAATTACTTTTGACGGTGATACAACAGGTGCTTTTACCAATGATAATAATTTATCACTTACTTTAGGATTTTATTTAGTAGTAGGACCAGATTTAGCATCAGGAACACAAGCTACATCTTGGGCGTCTTTAGTAGCAGCTAATAGAGCTGCTGACCAAACGGTTAACATAGCCGACAGTACATCTAACGAATGGTACATCACAGGAGTACAACTAGAAGTCGGTACAACTGCTAGTGACTTTGAGTTCTTACCTTATGATGTGAATTTACAGAGGTGTTATAGATATTATGAAAAAGATACTACAGAATATAGATTTAGTTTACAAACAAACGCTGATTTTGGTGCTAAAACAGGTCATTTACAATGGAAAGCTACAAAAAGAGCAACACCTTCACTAACAGCAGACCCAGATGCAGGCAATGTTAATTTAACAAGAAGAACTATTTGGGGTTGTGGTCTTACATTGGGAGGTGCTGTTAGTTCTAGTTCAAACCTTCCAAACGGATATATAGCAGACTCGGAGTTATAGATGATACAAAGCGTAGAAAAAAAATATGAATATGATGGTGTTTGGTACAACAACTACATTTTAACTTACACCAATGGTGAAACTTGGAATGTACCACAAGACACAGCAAACCGACACTACCAAGAAATACTAGAATGGGTAACGGAAGGAAACACAATTACAGATAATGGGGGTTCAGAATGATAACAGAACCTTGTATAGCCTGTGGATGTAACCCTTGCATATGTGACGAGGGTTGTGATTCCTGTGGAGCATAGGTGAAATTACTATTAACAATTTTATTTTTATTTGGTGTAACAGCTACAATTACTGATGTAAAAGCTGAGACCAATACAGTGTCCAGTACGATTACTGGCACAACTACAGTAGACAAAGCTCCTCCATCTGCAATATCACCAGGTATTAGCATAGTTAATAGTGATGTTTGTGTTAGTGCTTATAGCGGATCTGTTACCACACAGATACTAGGAGTTAGTACAGGCGTAACTGTTTCAGATTCTAACTGCGTTAGGATTAAGCTAAGTAGGCAGATGATGTCGTTGAACCTTAAAGTTCCAGCGGTAGCTATACTAGCACAAGATCCCCAGGTGTTTGATGCATTATGGATGTCTGGAGTTTATCCCCCTATCGAAGGCAAAATCGCAGAAGAATCAAAAGAAATTTGGTTAGCCAATATAGACATGATGCCAAAAGGATCTAAGATTAAAGACAATTTACTAAACAATAGAAAAAAAGAACCAAAGGAATTTAGTGATGCACAGAATGTGGCTTTGTTTAAAGGTCTGTTTCTTATTGCTACTGGTCTGCTCTTATTCTAAAGCAGAAGATCTCACTACAGGAAATATATTAGATCCAGCTGATACCTGGACTACATACGACAGAGCTTCAACAGAACAATGTAGCTACTCTGGCACATTAGAAGATGGTGAAGTTTGTACTGGCAGTGCTGACCAGGGTGGTGCAGCTATTGGTGGTGGTGGTATTATTAGCGAAGAATACTCTTTAAAAGACCAGGGATTAAGTGTTGCAGAAATGCAACAAGGTTTTGATTTAGAATATGGTGCATCCATAGAAAGCCATATATCCAATACTTCTGTACCCAGCTGTGAAAATACTACGGGAGATTGCAGAGATTATTTTACCATTAAATTACATTTAACTAAATCTGATGGTAGCTCCATTAATACCTATGAACACACTGTAGAAATGGATTATTCTGGTGTGAAAGACTACAAATATACACAAAGTATTGGCACTAATAGTTATCAAGATGTTAATTTTAAAATGGATATCTGGTCTGTTGATGCTGGATACACCTCTGGATATTATGGCGGAATAATCTCAGATCCATTCCTAGAGATACAATACAAAACTGTTGATATTGTTACTGAAATCATTCTGGATGTAGTCGATGATATTGTAAAAGATCAAATAAAAATAGAAGAAGTCAAGATGGAAGTCGTGTTAGAAAATATATATACAGATGATCTAGTATTTGAAATGGATTTTACTGATGCAGCTCCTGAAGAACCTATGATAGAAATGACAGAAACAATAGAAGAAGCACCAGAAATAATAGAGATTGAAGCAGAGATTGAAGAAGCGATTGAGATGGAATCCAGTAGCGAAGATGCTACAGAGTCCACTGTGGAGAATGCGGAAGAAACCGAACAAGAAGTTATACAACAGAAAGAAATTAAACAAAAAATTGCTAACAAGTTAATGGCTGGTAAAGACAAATCTAGTAATGAAGCACAAACCACACAATTAGCTTTGATGGTAGTTCTGTCTGATATTAGTTTTACAGATCTAACAAGTACACAGATCCAGGATGTTAATTACTATGAGGATCTAACTTTCTATAATACCCAGGATGTGATACAAGATAATGGAGCAAACATAATAGGATATATGGATTACCTAGCAATCAATGAAATGGTAGACAGTCAATGGCAGAATTAGAATTACCTGGTGGTATAAAATTTAAAGGTGGCAAGATCTTTGCTATCATTACTGCATTAGTTACATCTGTTGGTGCATTATGGGGAGGTTTTGAGTTTTATAAAGATTATCTCACCATGAAAGAACAGATCCAGGAATATACAGCTCCAGATCTTAGTGGATTTGATAAACGAATTGACCTAGTGCAGCAGCAAGTAGATATGCTCCAGGGTGAAATATCTATGGTTTTAGAAGAAGTAGAGCTAGTAGCTTCTACTGCAAAAGAACTTAAAGATGATTTAAAGGCTGACGTAAGGCAACTTGAGCAAGACTCCAGGCATACAGAGTCATTAGTTAATTCTATCAAGAACTCTACTAGAGATGAGTTAAGATTATATGAACAATCTATTAAAGAATTAGAAAAAGAATTAGACCTAAAAATAAAGAAAGCATTGGAAAATCCTCTGTCTGGAATAAAATAGATTGACATAAAAATGGAATTTAATAACTTCGATCCTTTACACCAAAATTTATTGAAAGGAAAAGACATGACTGCATCGGAAGCTCACTCCATTGA